TCCTAGATCATAGCATTCGTTCAATGAGTTTTGCCGCGGCATGCATGTCGCCGGTTTTGCGCAGGTGCTGGCGCAATTCCACGTTCTTCGCACGGCTCGCGGTTTGCGTGTCCTTGGAACCCGGTTTTACTACTGCCGGCTTTCCTTGGACTTTTTGTTTGACGTTTCCCTTCTGCGCTTGCAGCTTGCGAAACTGAGCGGCATCATGGAGCACTTTCACCATGCGCGGGTCAGTCACGCTGGACAAATCGTCGTCCGAAAATCCATAGGATTTCCCTGTTTCGCGGATGTCCTTCGCAATATCTGCATTCCAGTTCGGGAACGCCTTCAAAAGCTCGGTCCTGGCCTGTTCCAGTTGCGCCTGTGCGTTCAAGGCGCGTTGCTGTTCAAGGTGCCCGTGCTTTTGTTGCAGTTGATTGAGCGCCTGAGTGCGAGAGTTCTGCAATTGCTGATACTGTATCCACAGCTTTTGCGTTTGCACCGGGTCGCTTTCAGAGAGCGAGTTCCAATCGACGGCCTGATATCTAGCCAATTCCTTGTCGATTGCGGTTACTTCCGCGATCTCTTTGATTAACGCCTGCTGCGTTTCCGCCTGTTGCTTGATGGCTTGCTCTTGGGCCTTGACAGCCTGGGCTTGCATCTCGACAACCTTGCGTTCTTCCGCTAGCTTTTGCGTCTTTTGCGTGTAGTCGTAGCCCTGTTGCGCAAGGGCTTTTGCCTCGGCAATCGGGACTTCGACCTCTTCGCCGTTGTGAGTCAGTTTTAGCGTGCCGGTTTCCGGTGTTTCCTCTTCCGAGTCACCCTCTACCCCGCTCTCAACTTCCTCTTCGGTTTCCGGCGCTTCGCCTTCTTCTGCGGCTTGTTGTTGCGGTTCCTCTTCAGTCAGGAACCCGGCCTCCAGAAGGCTTTCCATCCGGTCTTGTGCCGACTGCTCTGTCGCTTGGTCGTCCATTTTGTTACCTCGTCTGAACCCCTCATACCACCTGAGAGGGTTGCGGCGCCTCTCGGCGTTCGCGTTGAGCTAGGTGGCTAGCCTTACATCCCGACCACGTTGCGGAGTTTCTGCACCGTGCCGGTTTTGATCTGAATGTCCGCCATCTTACCAGTTTGAATATGCGATACCAATTGGCGTTCGATCTGGTTGATAAGCTGAAGCGCGATAGCAAGTCGATTATGGGTTTTCTCATCTCCCATTGCGCTGTCTGCGATCTTCGCCACGATCCCGTCGCGAATCGCCGATACCGCATCCTTGAACAACGGATTGTTGATCAAGTCTTGCGCGGCATGCCCACGAATCACTTCTTCTTTTTCGGTCATGTTAGTTTCCTTTAGGCTAGCAACAGCAGAAGAGTTTCCTCGTCGTCCAGTTCCATTAATGCGCGTTCAATTGCCCGCAACCACAACACCGACATAATTTCGTTGCTCCTATCGACTGCCTGCTGAACCATTGGCAGGTAATCAATTGGCGCAGATTTAACGACTATCTGCGGTGTTTCTATCTTCGGCGTTGCCGCCTTCCTGATCTTTTGAACCTTACGCTTTACTACTTCTTCCTTCTTGGCTTCTGACTTCAGTGCGTCCAGGAAGGCTTGCAAATTTTCCAGCCTGACTCGGTAATCCAGGCCATCTACCGTAACAACGACTATCTGCGGCTTTTGTCGCTTTCCGTGCCCAATGCCACCGCCTTGAACGGCTGTCGGAGTTGATGGCGGCGCTTCTGTCCCATTCGTAGCGCCGCCCACCCAGAACGCAAGCAAAGACCGGAAGCCACCTTGATCTGCCGGAGCCCCTGGCGGGCTTGATGCGCCGCCAATCCAGTATGCGAGTAGGGAGCGAGCCACATCACTTAGGCCGGGTCACTGCCGATGATCGGAACGGCCGCGGCATCGGTGGATACGGTCGCCGTCCAGGCAGAAGTCGTATCGTCCTCCTTCGTGACGGTAAGCGTTCCCGCCGCTACGCCCCATTTGTTTCGAAGGAATCGCAGTGCGTTCAACGGACTGCGCGCCGCTTCTCCTGTAACGGATGACATATCGCGCTTCAGCAGGGCGTCGGCGTTTTGAGTCGCGGTCGGAATGTCACTAACCGCCGATGGTGCTGCCGGGAGGTTCGTTGTCTTGGCGTTGATCGCCGCGATATCCGCGGCTGTCGAAGCGCCTGCCGGTGTTCCAAGACGTGCGAACGCCGACCGCGCCCCGATGCTGAACGAGCCGACGACGTAGCCGACGACTGACGTGCCGCCAACGGTGCCCGTCGTGATGACCAGATCGACGTTTGTGCCTGTCGTGTATCCATTCCCACTCGTCGCCACCACACGGACATGATTCAAGCCGGTAACTCCGTCGAAATCCACGTCAAGCGTGATTCCGGCCGTAAGTTGCGTCGTACTGTTGCCGACGTAGGCGGACACCACCGGGCTGCCGGCGAGTTGCGTCGGCGCGCCAGTCGTTCCGACCGTCGTGAAGCAGAGGTCGAGCGTGTCGCCTAGGGTGATGTCGCCTCTGTGGCTCATAGTTTTCGGAGATACTTGAGAATCTTGAGTTGGTAGGCGGCCAAGTCGCGCACGGCCTGAACCACTTGCGGATTTGTCGGACTGGCGGCATCTCGTATCTGAGCGAGCCTCGCAACCCCCGTTGCGTACTGCGTTTGCAGGTCAGCACGGTCCGACTCATAGGCCATTTGGTCAGCCTGCGCTGTTGCCAGGGCGGCTTCTGCGGCGGGTTCCGCAACGGCTATCTCTACCAGCGACGGCTGTGGTGATGCGGATACCCATTGAATCACCTCGCCTTGCGCATCCTCCCCTACAAAGAAATCGACGTTGGGCCGGTAGCCAAGATACTGAAGAGCCGCACGCTTCGACATTACAAGTTCTCGCAAAGCTGAAATGAGTTATTGAGTCGCGGAGATGCGCAGGCAAGCAATCCTCTTGCAGAGGGATTGTTATAGAAGTGATACACCAGGTAATCTCCTGCTGCGAGAGGAATATTCGCAGCGGAGAAGAATGCCAGGTTATAGCCTCCAGTTACACCAATTGCATGCGCGTGATTATTCACGAGTGTTCCGCCACCGCTTACGGTGCCGTTCTTCCAGACCCCCACGCCGAACTCCTCGGTTGTTGCGGCGGATGTCCCGTTAGTATGCCCAGATGCAGTAATCGTGAAATTCCCCGCGCGTCTGGCTGTAATCTTGTCCGATGCCGTGCCTGCACCATTACCGATATCTACATCTGCCGTCCATACGCCGGATTTCGTCGTGGGTGGTGTCCAAGTTCCTACGGTCTCGCTTGTTGCCGCCGTGCCAAGCCGCATCGTGGTTTGTTGCGGGATGCGTCCGTCGTACTCAACGATCCACGCCGAACTGGCCGTAATGCAGCGGAAAACAACGAATTCATTGCTGATGAACAGACGACTCCACTCGGTAGCTGCGGCACCGCCATTGATCGTGTCTCCGGTATCCCCGATCAGGATCAATTCGTAACTGGAATCACCTGTAGTCAGATAGACGCCAACACGATCCCCAACAGCGGCAGTCGATGGGAGCGTGAAATTCCGGGAGGCTGTCAGTCCGCTGATGTCGAACAGATGCAGGGTGTTGATGACTCCGGTTACGCCGGCCGTGGTCGGGCTCGCCGCTACCGGAACTAACCCCATGTAGTCTCGCAGATCCGACATCAACAACCGATTGACCTCTGGCGTAGCGGCCTTGACAGAGACTAGCCAATCGGTCCCGGCCGGAGTGCCGTGACTTGCATAACTCGTATCTGTAACTTTACTCATGTCTCATCCAGTAGTTGTCCACTACCCTCGTCCAGTAGTGCGTTGCCGCTTTCATCCTGCAACACGTTCGCGCCAACACCCCCGGCATTCCCGATCGCAACGATACTCGTCGAGTTGTCTCGAACCAATCCATAGTTTGCACCGAACGAGTCTTGGATCAACGATGGCATGATTACTGCACCCCATCAATCCGATTGTTTCCATCTCGGATCACTTTTCGAGGGCGATTCGCCGCGGCAATCATATCCTCGTGCTTTTTCATGTCAATTTGCTGCTTCTGTTGATCCATTTCGTACTGACTTTGCATCTGTTGCGCCTGCATTTCCGCTTGCAGTTGGGCGATTTGCAACTGAGTTTTCGCCTGTAGTTCGGCTTTGTAGCGTTCCAACTGCATCTGAGCGGCAATCTTTTCCTTCTCAATTGCAACGTCGTTTTGCGACCGAAGCTGCTCTTGTTGCCACTGCTGATCGGCTTGGCGCTGGTCGATTACGGCCTGTGCCTGGAACTTCTGCATGTCCAGTTGCGAAGCCTTGTCTGCCTCTTGCTGCTTGATTACAGATTCCGCCTGGAACTTCTGCTGATCGGCTTGCAGCTCCATCTGTTTCAGCGCAATCTTTGGATCTGGCGGCGGTTGCATGGGCTTGTCGCCGGGGTCAGTCCAAAATTCCTCCGGCGACTTGAATCCGGCGTTCTGCGTCAGTTTGGTCAAGGCGTTAAAGATGTTCTTCGGGGTCGCCACGCCGATCTGAATCGCTTCTTTCTGCGCCTGTAGGATGGTCATCAGGTGCATTAACTGCTGATCCTTGTTGCCGGTCCCAAGACCGACTGTGACGGTCATATCCTTGCGCTCTTTCCACTCACGAGGATCGACAGTCACCCATTCCTTGCGGATTCGGATGATGTCCGGGCGCGTGTTGTACTTCCTGACCAAGCGATGCACGAGGATAAACAGTTCCTTGACGCCAGTGTTCGCAAACGTCCGCGCAACCAGATCGATGCGCTTCTGGCTGTTGTTCTCGATCAAACGCGCGCCTGTTGCTGTCTTGTTCAGGCTGTCCGCGTCTAGGCCCTGATCGTATGCCGTGATCCCTGTGCGCCTTGAGTTCGCGCTGTCCATGTACTCGATAAGGGAGAACGAGGATTGTGGGAATGTCGGCGTGATCAAAGGCATGATGTTGCCGGCAGGGTCTCCAGTCACACGAACCACCCCACCCGGGCGCGAGGTCAGCATGTCAGCCAGATTCACCCGGTCTGAGATCCCGAACCGCGGCTGATTGGCAAGATACTGAGCATCGAACATGCCTCGCAGTAACGTGGATTTCTGCAACTGGATATCCATCGTCAGATCGGCATAGCTCATCCCGATATGCCGATGCGGCATGATATGCGGCGTGATGCACGCAAACGGGATTATCTCGGCATCTTCGCGATGCACGATTTGATTGCCGATGATTACCAAGCGCAGCAGTTCGCCGCTGACCTTGATATACGTATCCTTCACCAGATACTGTTCGATCTGGCTGTATTCTTCGTTCTCGCTGTAAAGGTTTCGCGACAGCGACTCTTCCCACTGTGCCGAGTCATTGCCAGTTACCGCGTTCTCCGGGAGATCCCATCCCTGTTCCTTGATTTCTTCCTCGAACATCAGGGCGCGGTGCTGAACGAATGAAGAGCCTTGCAGGGATACGGTCTTTGTGTCGACACCGACGAGGATGTCTTCAGGCGCTACGTTGTCGATCTTGATGCATCCCTTCGTCTCCGTAATCGTGATCTTTACGTCGTGAAGCATGGGAGGCGGGGTAAAGGGAATCCCGTCCTGCATCATTTGTGGCTGGAACAGAGGATCTGGATACGCGGTATGCTCCTGCACCTCGATACGCTCATCCTGCATCAGCAGCGTAAGCTGATCGTCAGTCAGGCCTTGATAGCTTTCAGTCTCGGTCTCGTCTTCCTCTTCCCACCACACCTTTACATAGCCGTTTTTGCTAAGCAGTGCATCCTTGAACCAGGTATAGAAGACAGAGAAGCCGTCATTCTTCTCCATCGTGTAGTAATTGACTGCCGCGGTTTCCTGTTCCGCCGCGTCCTCGTCTTCCGGACCACGAGGCTCGAACTTGACGACCTCGTCGCCGGCAACGAAGACTTTTAGCAGTTGTGGTAGCGCTGCCTCGACGCAGTCGAGAACATCCCGGCTGATAACCTGGGAACGGCCATCTAACTCGTTGCCGAATGGCTCACCGTTGTAATATTGGAACGCCTGGGCGCGATCTTCGGCCAGTTTGGCATCGTTGATGCCATAGGAAGAGGATTCTCGTGCCTCAACCTCTCGGATTAACTCTTCGTCGGTAAGTCTTGGCATTCCGGCGCCCTCTCGGCGTTAGGATTTTTGCGAGTGTATGCCCGTTTTGGCTTGATGGCAATAGGTTCAGGCACGTTCTTCGCTTCTAGAGCGTTGATCCTTGCTTCAATGGCCCTGATTGCCCGGATTATCTGCTGAGGGTTCATACTATCCCGTGTTTTGGGTAATTGATCGGCTTGTCCTGTTTGTTCGGGATCTCGTAGGCAACGCACATTAGCCCGAAAGCGTCGGCGCCATGACTTGACCAATCGTGTTCCGGCCCTAGCCCGATCCCCCGTACATCGTCTTTCTTCTCATGATACCAGCCAAGCGCCGCGCGGCCGCCTTCGGTGCTTTCCTCATCGAACCATATCGCCGGGAACATCCTTCTGCCAGCTTCCACGCGCATCTTTGCCGCGCCCTTGCCCTGATTTGGGATCACCACCACGGTGTAACCTGCCTTCCTGAATGCGGACTCGAACGAGACATCAAATACCCGGTCGTTGGTTTCGCCATCGTGCGGCAGATAGATGTCCGCCCGGTCAGGCGTGTATCCCTTGGAGTGCAGGAAGGCTATATGGGTCGCCAATGGCTGTCCCTGCGCCTCGTAGTAGTCGCGAGTCCTGATCTCACGCCCGATGAACTGAGCCGGCCACATGGCGAATGCGTCGGCTTTTGCGCCAGTGCCCCCGATATCGCAGAACACCCTGACGCGCATCAGGGGATCGAACGGGACTCGCCCTATCCTGTTCTCACCCTTGGCGGCATTCAGGCTCTTGGCGTAGTACGCGCCTGCTATTACCGCAACGTAACCGCCTTCCCAGATATGGTCGTATTGGTCCGGATGCATTCGTAGGCAGTCAAGGCGTTCCTGTTCAAGTTCCTTAGTGAACCACGGATTGTCCCGCCAGTTGGCCCGCACCACGACAGCGCCTGTCGGCTTTTCTTCGCCGCGGAACATCTGATCAACAGGATCCAGCTTTCGCCTCGGGTTCCAACTCCACCACATTTGCGAGCCGGCTGCTCGCATCGTTGGGCGATAGAGGTTGATTGAGTTCTGAGTCGCGCCCTGGGCTTCTTCCCACCATCCGCGCTTGAATCCTTCCAATGACTTGATTGAGTCGGCAGTGTAGTCATTCATCCCTTTGAAGATGATGATTCCGTCGCCAGGCGTTGATATCTGTTCGCGGAATACCCGGAAGCCGCCAGCCTCAGATAGCCCCATTGTTCCTAGTTTTGCTTCGATCAAGGCCTTCGACGATTGCGCCAGATCCTTCTGTATCTCTCGGATGCAGACAGACCGAAGGCCCTCGCCGCCTGACTCTCCAGGCTCAGCGAGACTGTCTTCAATGAGCATTTCGGCGAAGAAGTGGCTTTTCCCGCTTCCGCGCCCACCAAATGCCGCCTTGTCTCTTGCCGGAGCAAGCAGCGGCTCGAATACATCAGCGGTCTTTATTGTCAGAACGGACAATGGCGCGTTCGATACGGCTTATGAGATGGATTGGGTTTTCCTCGTCGCCAAGGATTACTTGCGCTGGCTTGCCGTCAATACGATCTCCAAGCTCTTTCAGGGCGCCCAAGTCTCCGCTCTCGCAACTGATGAGCAACTTCTCTGCAAGGGTCTCAAGGGCCGCTAGCCTGTCTCCAGCACCCCTTGCATCAAGGGCGCGTTCGATGGCTGCTCGCCATTGCTTTGCCTTTGCGGCGTTCTGGTTTCCTATGGGAGCTCCAGCCATAATTATCTCAATATAACGGTTTGATTATTTACTGCTCCGTCTGTGCGTTCCATGCAAGAATCGCGCCATCTTCTGAGTCTGCGCTTGGCCCGATCTTTCCGCATTTCTGGCAACGCACGAATGTTTCTTGCTTGCCCGGTATTGGGCTCCACCAATCCACGAATGGATCGCCGCCGCACTTACAGAGGATTAGATTTTGGTCCATGAGCGCAGGTTTCACATGCAGTTCCATGAACATCTCCGGTAAGATGGGCTTTTCTGAGGTCTTGGGCGACTTGGCTATTCCATGCTTCCATGAAGGTCATTTCATGCAGATTTCCTGCCCGCCAGTCGTGATGGACATCGAAACAGCAGAGGCTTACATCGCCCCCGGCTGTAACGTGGCCTTCCTTGAACACAGCCCAGCATGGAAGCGTTTTCCGCATCCGGTCATAGCGCCCTGGGTTCCCGCGGACAATGACTTTCGTCTCTACCTGCCCGCCGAAACTGTATTGAGGCAGCCAATAGTGCTCATCGACGTAATCAATGATTTTGGCAACTGACTTCTCCATTGCCTTCATTTGCCAGCCGTCGAACACAATGGACGAGGCGTAGATTCCGCATTTATAGCCGTTCTCGTCGCGGAGTTTTCTGGCGCCCTTGATGTTCTCTACCAGCAAGTCATAGACTTTTTCCTTGACCCCGGCCACCGTCGCGATCTGGATTGAGTCCGCGTAGTTGAAGCTGAACTTCAGCGAGTCCGGGCCTGCCGCCATGAGTGGTTTAGTGCGCTTGGGGTTTGCCAACGCCCCGTTCGTTGTGCAGAAAACGTATTCAACGCCGGCTGCCTTGCAGTATTTGATCGCCGCTTCTAGGTTTTTCGCCATCATCGGTTCGCCGATGTAGAAGAGGCCGATTTCCTCGACTCCGTTCTCAACCAATTCATCAATCAGCTTGGTAAACATGTCCCAAGCCATAACCGGCTGTACCTGCTGTTCTGAATTCACGCAAAACGAACAGGCAAAATTGCAGTGGTCGTCTAGGCTGATCTTCACCGATTTAGGGCAGGGAAGAATTTCCTTCCGCCATTCGTCGGATACTTCCGTGGTCTTGTCGATTCGGGCAGAGATCATTGGCTGTTAAGCAAAAAAACGCCCGCGAGGAAACCTCTAGCGGGCTAAACGGGCTTCGGCCCGAGGGAGGAAAGTGCATAGCGAATTATCCTTGTTTTTCGGTACGTGTCAAGACCGCCCGTAGATGGCTTCTAGCGTCCTGTTTAGCGCCTCAAGCTCGTCCGCTTTGCGCAATTTCCAGCGCTCTCTGGTGCCGTGAATACCGTGCGTCCCAGTATGGCACGGCTCGCAGACCGGGATAACTGTCCAATCCCCGCTCTTGCGCCCGGGCGTGCGGCCTTCGAGGATGTGGTGAAGGTGCGCGAACGGCTCGCCGCAGACACAGCACCCCGCCTGCTGGCCGTAGTCGGCTACTCGCTGCATGTGGCGCTTGCCGGCTGCGCTCACAGCCGATCCGTCCTCGTTCTTTGCCCGGTAGCCCGCCCCTGCGACAACAGGATAACCAGCGTCTCGGCGTGGATGCGGTCGAGCTCCGCGTTGATCTTCCTTGCCAGCGCGTCCAGTTGGTTGCGGATTTCGTTGCTCATGCTGCGTCCTCCTGATAAACCACCACCCCGCGCTCTGCCGCGGTCGCCTGCAGGAATTCCAACCAGTCCGAAAACTCCCGCTTGCCGAATTGGCTTGTCCGCGCCCCGAGCAGAACCATGCCGCCGTCTAGCCCAGGTGCGATCCTTGCAACATCCTGCCGAAATGCCGAAGTCAGAATGTCTTTCCACTCGTCCGCGGTCAGCTTGCAGGCCCGTCCGTTGATCTGCCAGTCCAACTGTTCCGCGAAGGCTTCAAGGATCGGCCATTGCGCGGCGTTCTGGTCCAAGCTGCGCGTCGGCTCGCTGATCTTGACCACCCACCCATCCGGAACCTGCCACACGCAATCGGCGGCAAGTCGTCGCGCTTGGTTGTGAACGAGGCGGAAGAAGCGCTTGTCAGTCATGGTTATGCGTCACTTTGTCGCAGAACTTGCGTTGGAGGGCACAACCCCAGCCGCTTGCGCCGCTTGTCTCACCGTCTCCATGTCGCCGCCGTAGCCCCACAAATCGCCGTTGCAAATCCAGCCCGGCCACGGGCCGAGGTGGATCGTTGCCGGGGTGCCGGTGCGGATGAAATCGCAAAGCTGCAACACCAGCGCTCGCAGCGTCCCGCCTTCGCTGAAACCGCGCCAGCGGCTCCACTTGCATGCCGTGTAAATCTTGGCTTCGCGGTACGCATCCACGAACCAGATAGCCCCGCGCTCATCAACCTCAAACCGAGAAACCCGGCCGTTGTGGGCAAAGAATTTCCGCCCGCATCCGGCAATTGCTGCGAGGAATCGGTTTGCTTGCTCTGCTCGCTCTGTCTTGGTGGCCATGTGCCCTCCAACCCGTCAGTCGAGAGGGAGCGTCCGCGATGATGCCGCGTCCGCCCCCTCACTTTTTGCGTTAGCCGTCTTCATCAGCGATACCTGATTACGTGCGGCGTGGTGATCGTTACTTCCTTGCCGTCATTCGTTTTGAACCGCACCCACGCCGGGCCACCAGAAAATGCGCCAGGCCCCATCGCCTGAATGTTCGCCCCTTCCCATGTCTCGATTGTTCTTCCGTCTGCCGCAACCTGTGATATGTCGGCGTGTTCCCACCTTGCAGGCGAGCAGCCGGCTAACCCTACGGTCAACACGGATGCGCCGCCAATCAGTGCTACTACCCTCGTCGCAATCTTCATCGCTCGTCCTCCTGTTGGCCACCGTAGGGCGGCGCGCCGGTTACCTTCACGTTAGGCTTCTGATGTTGTTGCATCATTTCCAATGCCGCGGATGGGTAAATCTGCACTGATCCGACATGCGCGTCGCTCTCGACGGCGTAGCCTTCAGGCGTTAGCGTTGTGCTGTATTCGCCCACTATGCGGCCCTGCCACTGCGAGCCGGAGCGTTTGCGCACCAAGTCACCGCGGGAAAAGGTGCTCACACCGCCTCCAGAACAGCCCGCGCCAACTGCATCGACTTCCCGCCCGCCCCCTCGACCAGCGGCCGGACTTGCGGCGGTACAGTGGCGAGGATCTGGTCATAGACGCCGATGGTGGCGGCAAGCGCCAGTTGCAGCACCTCGACATCGCCAGCAATGCCGACGTCGCGCGCCCTGCGCAAAATCTGGCCTTTGTGCGGTCCGGTACCGTTGCCGAATCGCGGAGTGCTGCTCACGCCCCAGGACCCCCGCTCAACCGCACAACCACTGTGCCGGCAATCTTGGTGGATACCCACGGATGCAGCACGAAGCGTGAATCGTCAATCTTCAGCGCATCCGCAAGTCCATCGAGCCCACTCTTAATCGAGGCCACCATGTTGTCGGCGTCCATGACTCTCCTGCTCGGCTTGTTGAA